CTTTCCGATCTGGCTCAGCGGAACCATATTCATCGGAACGAAGAATTCGTCTCCACCCTCGACAATCTCTTCGTTCTCGCTCTCCCTGATATCGTTCGGAGACATCGAAGCGGTCTGGAAACGGGCATGATACCACGCCGATCGCGCGGCCGTGTCCCCGCGGAGCATGCCTTTGATCTCGAATTCGATATAAAAGCGGCCCTTCTCTGCCGGCAGCAGCAGACGCCGGTTGCAGGCCTGCTCGATCCGCTCGAGCCAGGGCGCGATGCAGTCGCGCAGAAACTCGAGGTCCTGTTGCTCGATATTCGAAAACGTCGCACGGCTGAGATCGCCAATCTTGTGCGGTGGAACGCGGAAGAGGCCGGCAATTTCAGACCTCTGGAATTGCCGCGTCTGCAGGAACTGGGCTTCCTCCGGAGGGATTTCGTTCGTATTGAATTTCATCCCCTCTTCGAGGACCATCAGGCGATGCGCGCTCTGCAGGCCGCCGTGCCGCTCTTCGAACTGCTCCTTCAGCCTGGCCGCGGCTTCCTTGCTGATATTACCCGGATGATCGATGGTTGCGCTGGCGTGCATGCCGCTGCCAAACCATTTTGCGCCGAAGACTTCGGTCGCCTTACTCAGGCCCAGCGTCTCGCGATGCAACGCGATCGGCGAATAGGTATGGTACCCGTCGCGCGTGAGCCCGGGGATGTAGAGAATCTCGTCATCCCAGTACTTCATCTCCGGGCCATTCATCGGCCGCGCATAGAACCACATCACACCGTCCTTGACCTCGAAACGGCAGAGATCCGGACGAAGCGGCCACAACCCGATCACCTGGCCATGCTTGCCGCGTTCGATATAGCTGAAATGCCGCCCCCAGAGGTTCAGATTCGAGACCATCATCTCCCGATAGGTGAACGACGACATGTGCGGGTTGGGCTCATCATGCAGCAGAAAGAACAGCGGGAACTTCTTTGCCTCCTTGCGGCCACGCGGCTGTGTTTCGTAGACCTTCCAGGGCATCATCGCGACCGTTTCACGGATGACGCGATCGCACTTGTAAACGTCGGAGACGGTGAGCGCGTTATACTCGTTGATCGCGATGCCGGAAGAGGTCCCCGACAGCGCCAGCAGGCGGGAGAGCCAGCCCGAGGGCGATGAGAGCGAATCTCCCGGCAGGCTGATCGCATTGCGGATGTTTTTGAACAGCCCCATTTATTCGCCTGTCTTCTTTTTGGGTTGTGGAGCGAATAGGGCGCACAGCACAAGGGCCACGCCGGTCACGATGACCGCCAGCGGACGCGAGATCATAGCCAGGCCCGCGATCGTCACCAGCAGGCCTGTAATTCCGACGCAATCTCTCACAGGATCAAGACCCCACGCTCTTCATAAATAGACTTGGTGCGCGCCGGCGCCGCGAGCGCGAGATACATCGCATTGAGCAGCGCGCTGGCCGGATCGATCTTGCTGATGCGGTTATTTTCCTTGCGCGGAAATACGTTTTCGTTGGCGTCTGGCTTGACCAGCACATTGCCTATCGCCCACGCAAGCACTGGGTCGCCTGTGTGATGCACTCGGCGCGAAAGCACAGCCGCCTCGAGCTCCTTCATGGCAGGGTCGAGGTACTTCCACGTCTGCGGAACGTCGCAAACCTTATCTTCTCCGGTGGAATCCGTGCCCAGTCGCAGTTTGAGTTCCTGCTGCATCTGCATGGCCTGGTGCTGATCGAAGCCAAGTCGGGCATATTGGAACCGCTCGACCTCGTCCTCAACTTCCTTCTGCACAAAGGCGAGCTGAATCTCGACGCCGGCGTGACCGACTAGATCGCCGTTGGCGAGCCATCGCTCGTAATGTTGATGCTCGCCGTCGTTCGCGACATCGATCGGAACGTAGTGCCGGCCAAAGAGATAGTAATGCCGCTTGCCATCGATCCAGCGGACAAAGACTTTGCAGCGAGAGGTGAGATCAACGCGGGCGCCCAGGTCGTAACCCTCATAGCAGATGTCGTGCAGAAACTCTTCGATCGAAAGCGATGCATCGCCGCAGAGCCGCCATTTCTCCGAATCCATCCAGGGAGATCGGCCATTCACCCAGATATTGAGGTGCTTGATCTTGAACGCATTCTGCCGATTGGGGCGCTGGATGGCACTCTTTAGATCCCCCAGGATGCGATCTTTGATTACGCTGACGCCGAAGTTCGGGTTCGCCTCCTCGATCGCTTCAATCGTCGTCCAATATGGGACGCTTTTCCCATCGGGCAGCAGTACGACCCGATCGGGATCTTCGATGGTGTAGATGATCCCGAACTGGCGATCGTTGACCAGCGTGCCATCGAGTACTTTCTTCAGATCCTCCTGCAGCTCATGGCAAGGGCACTCAGGGTTGAACCCGGCAGTGGTACCCACGAGCTGCAGCGGCTGCTCGCGGGCCATCATGCCGGTCTTGGCTGTCTCGTATTGCGCCCAGGTGGGTTGTTCGTGGAACTCGTCGTGAATGAAGCAGTGCGGGGAGGGTCCGTCGCCCGGGTTGCCGATGACGATCTCGAACTTGCTGCCCTCGTCCAGACAGAACATCGACTCCTTGCCGATGGTGATGCCAAACCATTCCTTGAAACCATCCGCGCGCCGCGCCATCTTCGAAGCTGGCGAGAAAACCTCGTTGGCCTGTTTCTTATTGCCGGCTCCGGTATAAACCTCCGCGCCGGGCTCGCCATCCCCGACGAACATATACTTACCAATCAGCGCTTCAAGGATCGTTTTGCCGTTCTTGCGCGGAACGATGAGAATCGCCTCGGTGAAGCGGCGCAGGCCCGTCTTCTTATCCACCCATCCGAAGATGGAGCACATGATCAGGAGCTGCCACGGCTCAAGGTGGATGCGCTCGCGGCTGATCGCCCACTTGCCCTTGACGTGAGGAAAGCGCTCCATGAAGGCGCAGACTTTGCCGGCGCGCTTCGGATCGAATTTGTATTCCCACTCCTTGGTGCGCGCGCGGACCATATCGTCGAGATGACGCTGGCATGCAAACTTTACCCACTTGCAGGCCCGAATCTTGCCGGCGAGAACGTCGCGGCAATACTGCGTTGCCCGGGTAGAGTAAGCCAGCCATTCGGGCGGGATCTTGGCTGCCTTCCGCTTAGCCAACTAACTCGCCCCAGCTCGAACCCTGGCGGCTGGATTGCGCGGCCGGTCCTCCACGGTCCGGAACTCGCACCGCCTCAGCTACGCGCGAGCTGTCGATCGGCGTCTGGCCCATGGCAGCTAGATTTGCTTTCGCCTGGGCATAATCCCCGGAGGTAGCCTTACCGAAGCCGGCGTTGGCCCGGCGGATCTTGTACATCAGGTAGCACTGGTTCTCGGCCAGCATGCGGTGCGAGACGTTCAGGACGCGCAAGACATCCTGATCGACGATCTGATTCCAGGTGGCGACCAGCATGACAAATCGCTGATTATTCTTGGCCCCTTCTACCCACTCAGTGGGCGGACCGCCCAGTCCCCCGCCGATCTTCACCACGGATCCGGGCGCGGGGCGTCGCTGCGGATTCTTGCGGTAGGCCCCGGATAGCTCTTTTACAGCCTCAAGTTTGCGTGGACGCCCCATTGTTGCCCCGGAAATGCGGTTTGCTGCGCATTAGCGGCCGCTGGCGAGCCCGCTTCATGCTGGAAGGCTTTTGAAATGAGCTAAAAGGCTGATTTCTCAAGGCAAAAACCTTTCATTTTGTGGATAGATAAATGTGCTTGTGCAACGGTCTAGAGCGCGAAGGGTCTGAGAGATTCAGACCCCCTACCCCCTATCGTTGATTCCAATAGGCTTACGCCCAAATCCGCCATCTTCTCTTGCAGTCTTTACGTTGTGACAGTCATCGCACCCAGACTGATGATTGTCCGTATCCCAGAACAGTTTCATGTCGCCCTTATGCGGCACGATATGGTCGGTCAGCGTCGCCGCCTTGAATATGCCCGGATGAGCGTTGATCACCATCGGACCGTCCGGAACTAGCCTCAACCCTTCACACAGCGGATGCCTGCGCAGCCTGCTAGCGCTATACTGCTGCCAGCGATAGCCATAGCCACGCTGCGCAGCCGTTGGCCTTGCCGCTTCAGTCCGCGCCGCGGGGCTGCAGGTCTTGTGGGCCTCACAGTATCCACGCAACACAAGGTTGGGACATCCTGGCCGCGCACATGGACGCTTGGCCATCTCAGTGACTCAGGCGATACAGCCAGTAAGCCATCACGCCGCCATCCTGCGCGCCCGTCTGCAGCCATGAATACCAATGCCGTGGCTTCGGTGCGACCAGCTTATCCGCTTCCTTGCGACCGTCAGCCAGGATCGCATCTGCCTGGACGCTTGAGTCTGCAATCGCAGCCGTGCCAGTGTCGACATGCTGCAGCGTGTTCGTGACCGATGGTGACGCGATCAGCGCATCGAAGTGTTCCAGCACTGCATTGCTCGAGCGGATGGTTGAATCGGCATCTGCGATCGCCGGCGTAGTTGCAATGACGAGCTGCTTCGTGCCGGAATCCAAGGTCGCCAGCGTGCTGTTCGCATTCGTCAGCGTCTCCGAGAACTTCGCATTCCAGGCCGGCAGCATCGCCGCTTCCGTCTGGCTCACCTGGTCGGCGTGGTGCACAGCCATCTGCGTCTCAACGATCAGGTCTGACGAATGGGTCAGCGTCTTATCGATCTCCGCCAGCGTTCCACATGGCTGCGCCGAACCACACTTCGCATTCACGGTATCCAGCGCGGTTTCGGCCTGTCCGGCGATTACTGACTCATCCCGCTGGATCTTCACGATCAGCGTACTCACCTGCGCCAGACACAGCACGATCATCAGCCCGACCATCGGAACCGTGCCCAGCGCAAGTGCTTTCAGCTTGTTCATCGTCCTAGGCGGCCACTGGCGCCGACGCGCCAATCTCGGTCACTGCTGCCATCACGATCTCTGCAATCGACTGGATCTTCGCCGCCGTTGCCGGATCCTTCACCTGGGCGGCTGCGGTCAGACCTGTCAGATTCGTATTGATGGAAGCGACGATCGAACCGATGCTCGCCGAACTACCTGCGCCCTGAATCGTGCTCTTCAACGCCGAGAGCCCGACCTTGACTTCATCCAGAATCGGGTTCAGGATCGGCGCCAGCTCGGGCGTCAACAGCGAATCGATGCCTTCGATGTACGGAACCGCGGCATTGACTGCCGAAGCCAGAACAACTTCCTCCGCCGGCGCTTTCTTCCACATTGCAATCACATCCGCCTTCACTGCTTGAAAAAACGACTTTATGCTCATATTGCTCTCCACGGCTTTCGCCGACGAACTTACTGCGGGCCCCAAACTCACGACGCCATGCGCGGTATCCATCTTCGATGGATCGCTGACGTCGACGATCTCCTGTTTGCCTTTCAGCCAGGTGCGCGGATCGGTAAGCTTGATAATCACTGCGCGTCTTTCTGCATATAGCCGTTCAGCGCTTTCAGACCCGCGAATACATAAAC